GACTATATATGATATTTAAAATTATTTGTTATAAAGTTAATTCTTTCTTGTCCAATAATACCAATTGTTTTTAAATAAATTTAAAATATTTTTTAATCTAATTTTATAAAATTAATTTTATAAAATTTATTTTTAGTAGAATTCTAAATTGAGATGACTATAATGTATTATAATGTGTTATCCTTTCGGATATTTAGAATATTAAGGCCAATCACCATAAATCAGGGAAAAATTCATCGAAAAATTCATGATCCGAATAATAATTTTCTGGAAACCGGTTATCAAAAAAACCACTATATATACTTTTACAATCGACAGTGATCTCATCCTGATCATAATCATCAGGATGGTCATCTTCTTGGTACGAATCTTCATATTTGGCATCACGGTACTTTGATGTACCGATCTTCCTGGTTTTTTTTTTTGGCTTTCTTTGATTCTTCAGAGTAACTTTCTTTGGAATCTTTGTGTCTTCCAAAAGAATCTCTGTTGTGCCTGTTGAGTCTTCTTCCGAAGAAATACCCTTCTTCTTTCTTGAAGGACTAGGGTCAATGGATCTTGAATGTTTACCCGTCTTACTTGAACTGCTATGGTTCGTGGATCTTGAAGGTTTACCCGTCTTACTTGAACTGCTATGGTTCGTGGATCTTGAATGTTTGCCCTTCTTGCTTGAACTGCTATGGTTCATGGATCTTGAAGGTTTACCCTTCATACTTGAAGAACGAGGCTTCAAGGATCTTGAAGGTTTTTTCTTCTTCTGTGAAGAACGATTCTCCTCCTTTATAGGTTCTTCCTCTAAACGAATCACCTTCTCGTTACGCTTTTTTTCTGAAAATTCATTTTTTGCGTTTCTGTTTGTGTTTTTTTCGCGGGCAGTTTCGTGGCGTTTAATTCTAGCAGTCAACGGGGCTATATCAAGAAAATCGTCGTCAGATTTATCCGAAGAAATTTCAATGTCATCAGGTTCATCCGGACAAATTTTATTGGCAGGTTCATCCGGACAAATTTTATTGGCAGGTTCATCCGGACAAATTTTATTGGCAGGTTCGTAGAAATCAATCTTCAAACTCGTCATTTTCAAATAAGAGGGTCTCTCGTAAAATATTATTAATTAACATAATAAAATAAAATCATATAAAAATAACTGTCATTTTTTTATATAATCTATAATGAAAATATTAAATTTAAATATTCATTAAAATTATAAAAATATAAATAAATAAAATTGTAGATATAGTAAACAATAATTTATATAATATAAAATATAATATAAACTATAATATTATTTTATTGATATATTTATTGATATACAATTATGAAAAGGTTAATAGTTATCCTTTCTGATATTTAGGACATTAACTCATGATAACGTTTATCTAGATCATAATCTTCGCAAATTGCATCATAATATAAACCACCATTGAAACAAGTATCGGCACAATAGGAATAGTGAAAATAACACCTAATACTACATCTATATTCAAATATTTCTTGAAAAAAAAGACTAAATGGAATATGTATATATCTTTCAATATCAAAAGGTGTTAATTCTGGTTTAAATGAACCATCGTTTTCATCACGCTTATCTTCACGAGAACGTTTTCGATCTAATGTTCTACCCCTCTGTTTTTTTTTCCTTTGTTGTTTCAAGGATTTTGAAGAAGGGTTCTTTTTCTCAGATTCTAAAGAACTATTCTTTACAGATTTTGAAGAAGGGTTCTTCATCTCAGATTCTAAAGAACTATTCTTCACATATTTTGAAGAAGGGTTTTTCTTCTTCGTTGATTTTGTACGACTACTCTTCTTAGGAGATTTTGAACAACGATCTGCCACCATAGATTCTAAAATACGATTCCTTTTAGCTGTTCCTGAATATTGTTTTTTCTGTTTTGAGTTATACCATCGAAAAATAAGATCATCATAATCATATTGAAAATCATATTGATCTTCATTGTGATTATTATCATCATCGTGATCTACATTCACTTGTTCTTTGTGATGTTGAATGATGTTGTCATGCACCTTCAAAGATGGTTCTTTGAATTCATATCGAGCCCAACGTTCGTATTTTATTGCGATCATAAGTTTCCATTCATACGAGTATATTTTAATAGGATGCACTAAATAAAGTGTAGGATATTTATTCCTAAGATGTATCCTTGTAATATAGATAAGATAATGATATTCATTTAATAATAAATATTTATGAAATACAATTTGTAGATCAAAAGGAAGCTTTAAAATCCTTTTTGTTAATTCAAGGAAGAACGTTGCAGCACGCTTGTATGGAACAAGAACTTTGTAGTTGTTGTTGTAGAAGTTGTTCTTCAAATGGTTCATTTTCAAATAATTTAAAGTGGACTGACTATAATATATTTAAATACATTAGATAAAAATTATATAAAAATTATATAAAAATAACTGTCATTTTTTTTTATATATAATATATATGAAAGAATTTATAATAACATTAATATTATTTATATTATTAATAATAGTATTATTTTTAATAATCTATAATGAAAATATTGAAGAAAGTTTTTCAAATAATGATGATTCATATTTATATCCTATAAGAGGTTTATCAAATATATGTAAAGAAAATAATTTATATCCATCATATATGCCGAAAGTATGTTATGTTGATGGTAATTTAAATTCATATGCTAATTGTAAATGTGAAGATAATAAAGGTAATTGTAAAATATGTTATCCAACTATTAAAAAAGATTCAACAAATGCAAATGTTGTTTATAATGCATATGACATAAGTTAAATCAACTTTTAATTATTAAATAACTGGCTATTTCTTTTTTTATTTTGATCGTAAATTTTTTCTTTCGCTTTTCACTTATTTGATTTAACTTTTCAATTTTAAGAATATTTTCTAAACCATCTATACTTATATAATATTTATTCATAAAACAAATAAGTTCACTATTATTATTTTGTAATGGTTTCTTATAATTTAATATATCATCTGTTTTTTCATCATTTTCATCATCATCTTCGTTATCATTAATATTTGATTTATAAATATTAAAATAATAAGATATAATTTCTGTAAAATATATTATTTCATCGCAATCAAGATTAATTTTACATATTGAATTTTTTGCACTATTCAATAATTTTTTATTTACATACATCTGAGATATTTTATTTAATAAACTTGTAAATTCAATTTTAATAGGTTTTTTATTTTTTAATTCAGTTAAATAATAATTTGGAATAGACGAACCATATAAAGATGCAATATTATATAATTCATCCCAATCCTGCATTTCAAATATATTTGTTTGAATCGTATCATGAATACATAGTGATTCTAATACATTTTTATAACATGTTAATTTTTTTTTACTATTATCTTCCGTATTTTTTATATAATCAATAGAATTATGATATATCATTAAAGGAATTAATAAACATTCAATGTCAAAATATAACTTAGATTCATTCATACTCATTCTTTTTGATATTAATAATTTTGTTGCATCCATTAATTGTATATCTTCTTCTTTCTCAGTATAGGCTTTTTGAAATTTTTTAAATAATTCATTATTAATAATTTTTCCATTTGAAAAATAATATAAATCTTCTAATAAAATAATAAGACGACGTATATCTCCTTGAGAATATTCTGCTAAAAGAATCTTAGTATTATTTTCTATAATCTGATTATTTATATAATATAAATTATCAATAATAGTTATCATCTCTTCATTCGTTGGTCTATTTAAATAAATTAATTCCGAATATTTTTTTAATTCATTAATTTTTTTATCATTAATATTATTTGATGTACAAATAATAGGATTATATAATTTTATATAATCTTCTGCTAATATTGTAGTTTTTTTTACTTTTTTTTTGTCTGCAATATTTTTTTTTAATGTTGCATATTTTTCGTTTTGTTTTAATATTGTTAAAAATTCTGTAAAACCACCTTTATCCGTTAATTTACATAATGTATCTATTTCATCAATTAATAATCCAATCGGAGAAGTTCCTTCATTAAACATATCCACAACATTTTTATAAGTTAATGATTTAATTAAAAAATCACCAATTTTTTTTTGACTTCTAATGTCACTTGAATTTAATTCAATTTTTTGATAATTATTATTTTTTAATATTAGATCTGCAAGTAATGTTTTACCTGTACCTGTATCTCCAATGATAAAAAGTACTCTTGGAACAGATTTTTTAAGTTTATAATTAGTTATCCAATCCACCGCTTTTTCAACTTCTTTTATATTTATTTTTAAATCTTTTAAATCCTTTGGTCTATACAATTCTAACCAATTCATATATTTATATAAACGTATTTTTTTAAATTTAAAATATACTTAAGGAAACCTAGTTTTTCCATTGCATATTTTTAAGTCCATTAAGATGTTGGAGGATTATTACATATCTCATTTACTCCAGTCCATATTCCTTGAATGTTTGCTGATGGACCACAGTTATTAATCCAATCACATCGTGATATAGCATAAGTATCACCGTCTATTTTTTTATTTAAAAAATCATATTTTTCTTGATCTGTATAAGATGTTAAATCATTTGGATCATTATATTCCCAAGTATAACCACTTTGAATAGGAGGAAAAACTAATTCATCCGTTTTACATTTTCCAATATATGTTCCTGTTTCTGGTTGATTAGATGGAATATTAAAAGAATTTTTACATTTATAATTACCTTTTGGGTCAATACCCGTATTTACCCAATAATCTGGACATTTAATGCCTGAATTTTGCATATAAGATGCTGGAGGATTCATTAAGGATGCAATATTTTTATCTCGTTGATTTTTAAAATATTTAACTATAAAATATATTACATATACTATTATAATAATTAAAGCGATAAGTGCTAATATATTTGTTATTATTGAAACGATTGTCATATATTATTTATATATATTTTATTTTTACTTAAAATAAAAACATATATTATTTTTATATATTTACTTAAAAGGTTGTTGTAACAGATCTAAGTGAACGTGAACCTTTTGATGATAAATTTAATGGTAAATCAATTGGTATGGGCATATATTCAATTTCTTTCATATAACCGATATATTGATTAACTTCTGGTAAAATTTGTTCAACACACCAATCAGAAACTAATTTATTTAAATATGAAATTTGTTCTTTAATTTTATTTGGTAAATTTGGTGAATGTTGTAAATATATAGATCTCATCACTATTTCAAGTTCAATATCTGATTGTTTATCAATTACATATTTCTTTTCACTTTTTTCATAAACATTATATCGAATCATATTTTGAATGATTTCCATATTTTTTTTAGAAAAAAACAATTGATTTAATGTAGATGTTTCTTGAATACCATAAAGTGCTTCAACTTGAAAATTATTTAATCGTTCATTCTCATTATCAATCATTTTCATATCCTTAATATTTTCGGATGTTAAAGTAACTCTACCATTTTGAAATTGGTTATACATTATATATTATTATTATATTTTTTTTTATAAGATAAACTTCATTTAACAATTTATTACTAACAAAATTAATTTAGTGTAGAACTAAATGATAAAAGATAACTATTTAGAATAGGTAATATTTTTGATATATAAAAATTTTTAAGAGTTCTGTGTATAAAAATAAATTTAAATATTTTAACAATATTTTTTGAATATTTTATCGGATCTTTTTGTCTTTTACATAATTCAAAACTATTATGAATGATATAATGAATATTATTTATTATATAATCTATAATACTATTATTAATAGTGTTATTTTTAAGATAATAAAGATATGTATATATATCTATATAATTTTTATGGACTAAGTTTGAATTATTTAATAAATAATTCATTTTAAAAAAAAATAATTTTCCTAATTCTTTTATATTATTTTTTAAAAATAATTGATTACAATGAAACGAAAAATTATGATATATTTTAAATAAAATATTTAGATACTCCACAATACTTTTTTGTACATATTTGTTATATATTAGTAAAAATTTAAATAAATCATTTAATTCTAAAAAATGAAAGATATTACTAATATTTATTTTTTTTGCATATAGAATAGTTAAACTCATTATTTTCTTTAAGAGTGATATTATAAAAAATATATATAAATAATATATATATATATTTTATTGTCAATTTTTTTTATTATATTATAATATATATTGTTAATGTTACGTAAAAAAAAAGGCGGATCCTTAAAATCAAATAAACCATATATACTTGATATTCCAACATTTAAAAATAATGAAAAATTAATTAATAATGACGATGAAAGATTAAAATATTTAAAAGAATTATCACCATTATCCGGTTCTGAACTTGATTATAATCCAAATATGTGGAATGATAATTCTGATATTAAAAATACACATAATTGTTACACCTATGCATTGGGTAAAATAGTTCCTGGTTTAGATTCTAAAGCACAGCCAGGATATGCATCTGGATATAAACATATTGATGATGATGATTATGATTGTAAAACATTTAGAGAAAGACTAAAAAAAGATTCTCCAGGAAGTTATTTAGAAAAGTTTGATAATTCATGTTTGCCCGGATTTTATAAAGTATTTCTTGCATTAGATCCTAAAAATGATTATCATTGGTGGAGACAAAATAAAGATCAATTATGGTCACATAAACCGGGAAGTACAGATGTTACAAATGTAGACGCGGATGGTAAAAAAATTAAAAATCCATTAACTGCAAATAGAAATTATAATTCATTAAATTATTATAAACCTTGTTTTTTTGCATGTATATATTCTGATTTAGCTAGGTCTTTAGCAGATATATACGAAATATAGTGAGAAAATCTAGGTTTCCTATACGTACCTTCCTGTTTTAAAATATTTTTTTTAAATATTTTTTGTGATGACTATCAATGACAGATATTTAACAAAATAAAATTATTTTATCCATATTTTTATATTAATAAGGTGTTTCATAATTCAATATCAGTAAATATATCAATAATATAAAAATAATATTTTATAAAATACAATTTAAAAATATATATTATTTTTATATTTTTATACTTAATTTTATATACACCCAAAAAAATTTATTTTTGGACAGTTTTTTTATAAATAAATACAACAAATAAAATATATTTATTAATATAATGATTAAATAATATTTTATTGATATATAAATATTTTAATAAAAATATTGAAATTATTATAAAATTAAGTTTCCAAAAATATAAATTTCTAGTGTATTATAAAATAATATAATAAAATTATTGTTAACTAATATAATGTTTTTATATTAGTTAACAATAATTTTATTAATAAAATAAATAATTATATATTTTTAATATCTTAATTAAAATAAAATATAATATAATAAATTATTAATTTTTAGTTTTTATTGATATAAATATATATATTTTTATATTTATTATTATAATTTATTTATTATAAATAAAGTATTAAAACCAAAAAAATAATATAGATTTTTTTAATTGTATTTTATAAAATATTATTTTTATTTTATTGATATATTTATAGATATTCAATTATGAAACAGCTTATAAATATATTAAAAATTATTATTAAAAATTAATCATAAATTTTAAAATAATTATATTTTTTATCAATATTTTTATATTAAATTATATTAAAAATATAATTTTATTTTGTTAAATGTATGTCTTTGTAATACACCCAATTCCAGATATTTAATAATTTAAAATTATATGAAAAATATATTTTAATATAAAAGTGTTAATATAAATATAATTATTTTAAAATTTCTGCTTAATTTTTAATAATATATTAAAAAATATATATATTATATTTTTTAATATAATTATATATTTTTTTTAAAATAAAATAATATAGATTTTTTGATTGTATTTTATAAATTATTATTATATATTTATTGATATTAAAATTACTAAACATCTTAAATATATCAATTCTTTAAAAGTTTTATAAAAATATACAGACTTGAAAAAAATATTTATAGCAGATTAAATTAAAATTAGCTTTAAGATTTGCTAAAATTTTAAATTTAATTTTATAGTCATCGCAATTTATAAGTCTACCATTTTTTATAATTATTTTTTACCATAATTATAAAATTAAATAGATCTTCAAATTTTATAAAATATATTAGTAGAATTTTAAATTGTGATAACTATATTATAATAATAAATTAAAATTAAAATAAAATATTTAATATAGATATATATAAATATAATTCAATATAGTAGTTACATTAAATTTACTAAGATTACAAGTAATAAAGAAAAACTTACTGAAGATTTTAAAGTAGATTTATATAATTATTCTAAGAATAATAAATGTTCAAATAATTTATTAAATATATTAAATAATAATAAAAAATTAAATATTATATTATTTGAGAATAATATTAAAAAAGATTGTTATTTAATTATTATTACTACAAAAAATGATTCATTATTGTTAACATTGGGGAAAGAATATAATTTTCCAAGAGGATTTCCTCTTATATGGATTCCAAAAAAAATATTAAATATGTATGGATTTTATCCAAAATTTGAAAATGATAAAGATAGAGAAGAAAATTTTGATATAAGTATATTTAATGATGTAAAAGAAATAAATTTTAATTTTAAATATAGTGGTTTTTTAGGTCAAGTTATAGCATTTGATATAGATGGTACAAAATATTGGACAACTTGTTCTAAAAATGATACCTCAAATAAATATTCAGATAATCTTTATAATTTAATTAAAAATAGTATCACTGAAGAACTATTAACTGAAATGTGTAATAATAATATACATTTCTGTGGAGAAACTATGAGTAAATATGATCAGGTACATGGTGCAGAAGTATTAAATGAAGCATTTATTATAACATTAGTTTCTAAAGGAAAATGGTTAAAATATAATAATTCAACAATTATATTAAAAAATAATAAAATAGTAAATAATGATAAATTTATTGAACCATATAATCAAGAAGAAATGCATAATTTTTGTATGAATTATAATCTAAATATTGATAATATTTATAAAATAAGTTTATATGATTCAATAACAAATTTTATAATTGGATTAAATAATATTAGAAATTTTATTTCACTTAATAATTTTAATAATTATTGGAATTTTTTTTCTAAAAATGAAAAATATATAAATTATTGTAAAATAGAAGAAGGTAATACTTTTCATGAAAATATATTAGGAAATATATTAGAAGGTTTAATAATTAAAATAATAAATAATGATGAGTCAATTAAAATAATTAAATATAAATTTCCATATTATACTTCTCGTACTTTTTTATTAAGAACTTATTTAAAAAATTGTAATGATCAAAAACAAAATAAATTACTAATAAATAAAGAATTAAAAACAAATAATACTAAAATTAAAAATATAAAAGAAATTCATCAAAATCAAAATGAATGTTTTGATAAAAGTAAGTTTGAACAATGGAAAAAATATTATGAAAATTATAATAATTATTGGCTAGTTAATGATGATATGAATGGTAAAGAATATTGGTCAGATATATTTAAGTATTTATTTGATAATTATAGTACTTTAAACGAAAATTATAATAAATATATAGATAATTTATTAGAAGAATCAAAAGATAATATAAATAAATTAATTGGAAAACATATATTTTTAATGGATGAATTATTTAAAATAAAATATAAAAATACAAATACAATAAAATATACAAATGCAATAAAATATAATAAAGTATATAATTCTAAATTATATCCAAATCTAGAAAATATAGGAAATACAGGAAATAAATTAAAATTTGATTTTGGTTTAAATTTATCAAAATTTAAAATTAACTCAAAAATCCAATTAAATATTAATTCTAATAAAATAATAAATATTATATTAATTTTAGGTCCTATTGCAGCAGGAAAATCAACTACATGTAATTTAATTGAAAATATTAATAAAGAATTATTTAAACATATTGATGGAGATTTATTAGATTTAGATTGTATTGATACTGTTCTACAACTTTCAGAGGAAAGAAATAATTATACTAAATATAAAGTTATTGAACAAATTATAAATAATAAAATACCAATTTTATCAACAGGAGGAGGTGTATTATTTAATAATAAAAAAGAATTTGATTTTATTTCGAATTTAGATAATATTTTTAATAAAATTAATTCTAATATTAATATTAAATTAACTATATTCATACCTAATAATGACAATAACTTTGAATTTATTAATAATACAATTGATATAATAAAATTTAAAGAAGAATGTAGTAAATTTATGATAAGTTATTCTTCTTTAGGAGATTATAATTATTATAATAAAATAAAATTTATACATGATATGTATTTTGATAGAAAACAATTTAATATATGTACAAAATATAGAAATTATAATAAAATATTATCAAATAAAATATTTAAAAGATCTACACAAAATTTTGATATTATGTTACAAATTTTTATTTTATTAAATAAAAATAATATTAGTAATATTGGATTTTATCCAATTAATAAAATATTAAATAATAAAAATAGTAATTTAATAAATAAATCATCAATAATACAAATACAATTAGAAAAATTTATAAAATCATTTAATTTAAATTTAAAATTAAATTTAAAGACAATTACTATATTTAGAGAGAAAAGATTTCTTGTGTCATTTATGTATAATAATAATCATAAATTTCATCATATAACATTAGATTATAGTGATATAAGAAAGATAAAATTACCAATAAATAATAATTCGATAAATGAATTACAAAATACAAAACAAAAAGGTTATTTATATACATGTTATGATACAGAAGATATAAAAAAAATAAATAATATATTAATAAAAGCAGAAGATTTATATAAAAATGATAATAAAGATAACGAATTATTAGAACTTATAGAATATCTTAAAGCTTTATTAAATGATTATACTAAAATTTATATAATACCTACTCAAAAAGAATCACCAGAGAAACGTAATAAAACAATAAAAAGTAATGAAGAAATAAATTATAATAAATTTAGAAAAATAATTGGTACTAAAATAACTAAACATAATCAATCATTAGTATTACCAATAAAATATAATACAATTTCACTTATAATATTTCCTAGAGATATTACATCTAAATTTAATCAAAAATTACAAAATAAATTACATATAACAGTTGATAATAGAAATCATAAACCTAGTTTAATTGGTGATGTTGCTACGATAATATATAATTCAATAAATAATGTTCCAATAAATAATATAGAATTAATTGATAATCATGGAAAAGTTATTTCTTATAATTTCAATAAATCTATAGATATAGATGTTAATTTTTACACAATTTTTTATATTTAGATATTAGTGCTATTACATAATTCATTTATCAATAAATTTATTTTATAAAAAATATAAATTAAAATCCATATTATTTTTTGTAATAAAAATATTAATTATATTAATAAAATACACCCAACGGCAGACATTAATATAAAATTATATTAAAATATATTTTAATATAAAAGTGTTGATACAAATATATTTATTTTAAAATTTCTGCTTAATTTTTAACAATAATATTAAAAAATATATATTTTATATATTTAATATAAAAATATTGATAAAATAATATATTTTATAAATTTTCTACTTAATTTTAATATAAAAGTGTTGATACAAATATAATTATTTTAAATTTTATACTTAATTTTTAAAAATATATTAAAAAATATATATTTTTAATATAAAAAGATTGATAAAATAATATATTTTATAAATTTTCTACTTAATTTTATATTGTTAAATGTCTGCCATTGGATGACTATATAAAATAAAAATAAATATTCTTATACTTATTTATAACAATATAATTTATAAATAAATAATATTTTATTATTAATAAAATATTATTTAGTTTCTAGCATTGTCTTTAATGGTGTAAAATAATTATTCTGAATCAGAATCAGAATCAGAATCAGAATCATTTGTTAAATTATTTTCTTCTGAATCTTGTTTCTCAAGTTTTGAGTTAGGATTTGTGTTTGAATTTGTGTTTGATATATTAGGTTTTGTGTTTGAATTTGTATTAGATTTTGTGTTTGATATATTAGGTTTTGTGTTTGATATATTAGGTTTTGTGTTTGAATTTGTATTAGGTTTTGTGTTTAATGTATTAGGGGTTGAAGTTTTATTTTTTAAATATTGATTTACTATTAATTTTTTTAATTCTGATTCTAATAATAATATTTGTTTATCTCTATTTTTAATTCCATTATCATCTTTAATAGCTTGTATTTCATCAAGTTTTTTTTTAATTTTTTGTTCTTCAATACTTAGTTTTTTATGTATGTTATAATTACTTTTACTATTAATTTTAGATTTTGTATTAGATTTTGTATTAGATTTTGTATTAGATGTTGTATTATTATTTTTTTTTTCATTTACCAAAATATCAAGACTTATACATTTTTTAATATATGATTCATAAATTTTTATTTTAATATTATATAAATAAAATAGTATTAATATTAATTTATTTTTAACTTCTTCTAAAAATGTATTTATTTCATCTTTATTTAAATTATCTGTTAATAAAAATAATGATTGATAGATATCAAAATTAATTTTTTTCATAAATAATTCTTTCGGTGTATTTTTATTTTTATTTTTAATTTCTTTATATTCTTTATCTGATATAAGTTCTGATAATTTAAGACGAGTGTTCTTTGCAAAAGGATGATTAATTACTTTTTCTTTTATATTAATGGATGTAATAGGTTCCGGTAATGCTAATAAGTCCATTTGTTTATTAAAATATTCATTAATATTACCATTAAATTTTTCATAATATATTTGATATAAATTTTTTGATTTAGATATAAAAGTTTTTTTAAAAATATTATTATAATTCTCATATCTTTTTTTATCGTTTTTGTTTTTTTCCTTATTTTTTTTATTTTTTGTTGATTCTATTGCTTTTTTTATTATAGCATTTAAATCTGCCTTACCCCCTTTATGTGGTTTTTCGTCTTTTTTTTTTTTTTTTTTTTTTTTTTTTTTTTTTTTTTTTTTTTTTTTTTCTGTTGTTTTTTTTTTTTTTTTTTTTTTTTTTTTTTTTTTTTTTTTTTTTTTTTTTTCTTCTTTTTTTTTCTCTTCTTTTTCAGGAGTCACTAATGATTTAATATGTTTTATAAATTCATTATAATTTAATATTGTATTATAATTACTTTTACTTGAAAATATTTGTGATATTAAATATAATAATATTATCCAATATTTAAAATTATTACTTATATCATTAAATTCATTAATAGTTCCGTCATCTTTTATATAACTATTTATTTTTTTATCTTCATAAAAATTATTATATAAATCTAATATATTAACTAAATTATTTGATTTTTTTTCAATAGAACAAAAAATATATCTTGCAAATAATTCACTTAATTCAAAATTTAAATATTCATCTTTTAATAACAAAACTTTTTTATTATCAAATAATAATATGTTTCTTGTATTATTTTTAGGTAAATATTTATTTATATCTATATTTATATATTCTTTTTTTATAATATCTATATGAGAATTACATTCAACAATTTTATTTTGAACACTTTTTATCCCTGTAGATAATTGTTTTTTAATTTGATTTAATGTATTACTTTGATTTATTTTTGAATATATATTATCAAAAAATTCATCAATTTTACTACTTGGTTCATCTATTATACTTATTATATCAATACTACCTGTTTTATAATTTTCATTATCATTAAAATTTATTATATCATTATATAAAAAATTATAAAAACGATTCTTTATATCTTTATTATTTTCTAATATATTTATTACATTTTGAAATTCAATTATAGATTCATCTTTTAATTTATTTATATACGAACTATTATTATCTTCCATATTATTTTAATCTAATATTTTAATCTATGATTATTTTTTTTTATTTATTACATTTTTTATATTTTTTTCACATGATTCTTTTATTTTATCATATTCATTTAAAAGTGTAGTCTTTAAATCAGTATTATTTATTAAATTAATTGTTATCATTTTTATGCATATACTTTTCATACGATACAATTTAAAACCTAATGTATAAATTAATTTTGTATTATATAATGTATTGTCATTTATTTTTTTTTCTTTATTAATTTTATTACGGACTTCTAATAATTTTATATAATATGTTGTTGATTTTGTCATCATTTCATTAAATTTATATATGAATTCTTTTTTTAATTTTTCTTTTTCTACTGGAGTTAATGGAATCATTCCTATTATATCTTTTTTTGATAGTAAATCTGAAATAAGTTCATATGGAATATATTCATTTTGAAAATTGTCTATTATTTTATCAATGATAAATAATATTAAATTATTATTTTTTTGTAATAAAGTATAATTATTATTTATTTTGTTTACAGATATTTTCATAATCTCTTTATTAAATGAATATCCTCCAAATTCTAAAATATCTTCATTATTATAAATATCATAATTTTCTTTAATATTTAAAATAAAATCTTCTAATCTTGATAACACAAATTTATTTTTACTTTTATTTGAGTTTGTGTTTTCACACCTAATTGGAAAATTTTCATATATATTTATATCACTATTCATAAATATTGAATTAGACTCTGGAACATAACAATTATTTGCATCTTTTTCCATTCCATAATTATTTTTAATAATTTTTGAAGGAAAAAATAAATGGTAAAAATTATTAAATAAAATTAATTTAAATTTATATAATGAAATATTTAATAAAGTTGTATATTTAAATGCATCTTCAATATTTAATAATTCATATTTTTTATTTTTTACATTTAATAATTGTGTCAATAATATATCAATATTATTAATATACTCTTTTATAATATCACATACTATTCGAATAATAAAAAATAAAAAACAAGCCAATACATTTTTATAATTATTTTTTTCACTTAATTTTTTTATACCATCTTCAGATGTAAATTTATCCATTTCAAGTTTTGTTAATATTATCAAAAATACTTTTTTATTATGATCCATTAAATGATCAATAGTAGATATTTTTTCAATTTCTATTTTTGACATTAAAAGAATAAGATCTTTTGACAGATCATATTTATATGGTATAATATATTCTGTTTTTATTTTATCTTTTTTTTTATTTGTATCTTTTTTGAAAAAAATATTATTTAAATCAATTTGAATGTTATTTAACATATTTGTTATTTTTTCATTTTTTTTTGTAAAGTAATTATTATTTGTATTTAATAATATTGATGAAATAGTATCTCCAATATTCAAACTTAATAATGGAACTTCTTTTAATATACTGTTTTCTAAATTAGTTGTATTTAATATATTATCTATCATTGATTTTATTGTTTTAGTATCTTTACTATAAATAGAATTAACTAAACCAATAGATGGTAATGAAAGATTTATAATATTACCAGTTAATAATATATCTAGTGAAATTTTTATATTATTATAGTTATCTATATATAAATTTTTATTAAGATTTTCTAATAAAAAATCTTCAAACAAATGTTTATTATATTTATGAACAATTGGATTCTCATAAATCATTGGTTTTTTTGAATTATTTATTATTTTATATGTTAATTCTTTTTGAATGTAAATAGAATTATCAATCGAATTATGTATTTTATTTATTTCTTCTTTCTCTTCTATGAACTTTATTATAAAATCGTCTATATCGTTATTTTTAATATAATGATCATAAATATCTGATAACTCTTTTAATATTCCGATTCTTTCTATATATTCTGAATCTTCTTTTTTAAGATTATTTTTTTTTATATATTCTTCTATATCTGATTTAAATTCACTTGTGTCTAATATTGATTTTTCATATACAGGAGATAATTCAAAAATATTTGGATTATTTTCTAATTCTTTTTTAGAAATATTTTTTTTTGTTTTAAAATAACTATATATATAATTAAACATAATACTAATAATTAATAATATTTTTTTTAAAAATATTATTCATCTTAAACATTTTATTATTTATACATCAATGTGAGAAACTTAATAATATTTTATTATCAATAAAATATTATTTGTTTATAAATTATATTGTTATATAATACAATAACATAAAAAAAATATTTATATAAAAAATCTTGTTAATTTATTATATTAAAGTTTATAGCATTGATTTATGCATAATATTTTGGACTACTCATACCCGCTACATAACTATTTAAACTAATACCATCTAATCCTGTATGTGGTATAGATGGATATAATGTACTTGGTAATTCATTTGATAAATTTTCACTTGTCATTGATAAAGCAATAACATAAAATATTAAAAATAACAATATTGTACATAAAATTCCTTCAATCGTTTGAATATCTACTGCTTTTGATGCATATACTATTATAACTGCTAATATGAAACATATTGTTGGTTTAATTAAATAATTATAATTATTTTTATTATTAATAGTTATTATAAAATTTTCTCTCATATATATATATTTATTATATAATTTTTATTTTATAAATGATAATAAATTAAATATAAAATCAGAATCAATATTAATATTTGAATGATTACCATTACATATATATAATACATCTGCATATTTAGACAAAATTTCTGCATGTTTAATATCTATTAGTTCATCGTCATTACTATGTATAATCATTGTTTTCATTTTTTTATTTAATTTATTTAATTTATTTCTTAGTTTTAAATTCTCCAATGTTTCAAATCCTATATTATTCATGATTGAAAAATTATAACTTACAATATTTTTAATAATTTCTTTTATATCCGTAAATGTACTTTGAATTATTAAATATTTTATATTAAATATATTAGCAAGAGATGATGCAATAGATCCACCAATAGATTCCCCATAAAAAATAATATCTTTCATTAAAAACTTTTTTTCATTAATTAAATAATGATAAAAACCTTCTGAACATTTAATACAATTATTTTCAGATGAAATACCAGTACTTAATCCAAAACCCGGATAATCAAAAAATAAGGATGAAAAACCTAGTTCATGAAACTTTTCAATATAATTCATTCTAAAACTAATATTTCCCGCATTTCCATGAAAAAAGAGAATACATTTATTTTGAGTTATACTATTTTTAGTATTTCCTTGAATATACCATCCATGATATTTTTCCGTTTTATCTTCTATATAAACATTTTCATAATTTAGATTCGTACAAGATGGATCTTTTTTTATTTCTTTATTTGGAAAAAATAAAAATTGTTCAAGAAAATCTTTAATCATATTAATTATTGTTAATATTTTTTTTATTTTTATACGAGGAAGATTAGTTTAAAATATAGTAAATTTTCAAAAACCAGTTTTGATCCTAGTTCTTCTAGTATATAATAATATTGTAAAATATTTATATTTAAATATTTTTAAAGTATTTTTATAAGTTTCAATATTTATATATAGTCATCTCATTTTAGAATTCTACTAAAAATTAATTTTATAAAATTAATTTTATAAAATTAGATTAAAAAATATTTTAAATTTATTTCTAAATATTAGATGTTGATAATAAAATAAAAGAATTATCTATAAATATATATAATTATTTAAAAACAATCTGTATTATTGGACAAGAAAGAATAAAATTTATAACAAATAATTTTAAATATCATATATAGTCATCTAAATTTATTTTTATAAAAATAAATTTAGTAGAATTTTATTTTGCGATGACTATACAATTAATTTTAAAAATAATTAAATAAGTCATTCGAGTTAATCTGTTTATATATATATTTTACACATTTTGTACACAATACTAGAAACTTAATAATATTTTTTACAATAGCATCAATAAATTAAAAATATTTTATATATTTTTAAAATTAAATTTAATATAATTTATTAAGATTAAGTATTAGTTTCAACCATTTATTGTTAAATTTTTAACATTTTTATTATTTTTTTTATTTTTCATCAATCTTTTTATATCTTCAAAAGTATAAACTTTTTTACTATTTTTATTTAACAATTTTATTAATTGATTAAATTTATTAATATTTATAGTTAATTTATTATTCATTTTTAATAATGGATTATATGTAAAATATACAGAAGTTATAAGCTTATTTTTTTTTTTATAATATATATTTATAAAAATATTATTACTACTTTTATTTTTATTTAATACTATTTTTAGTATAGTACTATTCTTTTCGTTTAATAAATTACAAATAATATTTCTAAAAATATTATAATTATTATGCTCAAAATATTTAGTTAAATATTCACATTTTTCAATATTATTTTTTTTATTTTTATTATTATTTATATTATATGTATCTAATCTTTTATTTTTAATTACATTAACTACTAATTTAGTATCAGATATTGTAAAATAATATATATTATTATCATCATCTATATATTTGGTAACCTGATTTTTATTTTCTAATTCTACTTTTAGCTTAGAATTACTTATTTCTTTTTTATTAGGTTCTTTATTAAAATTATAGTAAATTTTATCATGTAAATTTTTTTTTGGATCAGAATTATTAGATATAATTGTTTTTTCTTTATCTGGTATTTTATTAATATTATCATATAATAATTTTATTTTTGTATTGTTTAAAATTATTTTTGTATTTGTATTTGTTGAATATAATTTTATTATGCTATTATATCTTAAAATCCATTTTAAAATAAAAAAATTTTCGATACCCTTTTTTATTATATCCAGATTATTACTTTTATTTTTAATTACACCTAATTCTTTTTGAATTACACCTAATTCTCTAATATTTATAAATTTTTGACTAATTTCAGTAAATAGATAATTATATATTTTAAATATATTATCTTTTTTAGTATATAAATTATAATTCATATAAAATTTTTTAAATTCATTTAATTCAATTGTTATGGATCTTTCTTTATGAAAAAAATCTTTTTTTTTATATATATAAATATAAATTTTATTATCGGATATTTGTAAATAAAATTCTATACTTTTAATTTTTATATATATTCTATTTTCCTGATAAAAATTATAAAAATCTCTCGTGCAAATATTTAAAAATCCGTATAAAAAATTTTTTTTAATATTTACTATGTCATCAGCTTTAGTTATTTTATTAATAATATTAATTTTAATAGTATTTTTATTTATTTTATTAATATTAATTAATTCTATAATAGTATTATAATATATTTCATATAATTTTTTTAAAGATTCAAAATCTGTAAACTTAACATTTAAATTTTTAAAAAAATAAAGTAAATTATAATCTTTTATACTAAAATATTCCTGTAATAAATTTATAGGAAATATAAATAATTTATATATAAATATACAATCTAATAAAATTTCTTTATTATCTTTTTTTATAGATAAATACATATTTTTTGAATTCATTATAAACATAATATCACAGTTATCATTTATTAATGATTTTAAATTATTATTATTATTTATAAAAATTTTAAAATTTTTTAATAAAATATTTTTAATATTATCATTTATATAATTATATATTATGCTACTCATAAATAAGTCATTATATCCATCTATATTATGATTATAATTATATTTATATTCATTTTTACTTATCTTAATATATATATTATATGTATAATCTTTATTTATATTAATAAAATTTTCACTATAAGAAATTATATTTATACTGGATTTTTTATTATGTTCAATACAATGATCTATAATAGTTTTTAAATTTAATTTTTCATATATTTGATTTAAAAATAATTTATTTTCTTCATTTTTAAAATTTTCAATTATTTCATTAAAATCTATTGTTTTTTTTAAACTAAATGATGATGATTGAATACTACGCATTATATTATTACTCTTGATTAATTTTGCTAATTCTTTTTTAGTAGTTTTTATAAAATTATTATTTTTTTGCATTGCGTAATCTTTAAAAATATCATTATTATAAAATGTTTTTAAAATATTAATTATATTTTTATTTTTTTCATTTATTTTTTTAGAAGATTCTAAATTTAAAATATCCAATATATAATAATATAGCAAACTTGTTATAGAATCTATCTTACTATTTTCTACAATTAGAATATCTATTTCATCAATATTTTTATTTACTAAACCCAAAAAATTTAATGATATATTTGGTAAATCATTATTAATATTATAATTTATAATTATTGGACTCTTTATTTTATCTAAAATTTCTATTAAAAAATCTTTTCTTAAACTATAACTATTCTTTTCCCCTCCCGTCATAATATTACTAAAATCTTTAATAGTCGAAGAAATATTATATTTATTAATTAAATTAATTATATATTTAAAATAATTACTTTTATAATTAAATAAACTATTTATTATTGCATCTTGATTATCATTTAAATTTTTATATATATCTTTGAAATCAACTATATCTTGAGAAACAATTAAATAATCTAATTTTAAATTTCTATTATTGTTATATAATATAAAATTATTATGTAGATAACAAGTAAAATAATTTTTAAAAAAATAATATATTTTAATCATATTATCATTATTTAAAAATAATTTTATATTATCAATACTTTTTTTAATATTTTCATAGCTAAATTTTTTAATAATACTATTATTACTATCTATAATATATTTAATATAGAAAAATATATTATTACTATTATTTTTATCATCTATGCGATATATATATATATCATTTACATTTCTAATTAAATATTTTAAAAAATTATTTGTAAATTCATCATTGAATATTTTTTTTTTATCATCCAAATTATTAAATATATTTATTTTTTCATAAATAATTATTTGATTATTTTTGTTACTAATAATTTCATTATATCTGATAGTATTATAATTTGTTATATTAATCAACGATTCAAAAGGTTGTTTTATGTCGTTTTTAAATATCATTTTTATTAAATTATTTTTATCTATATTTTTAAAATTTTCAAATGATTTTAATAATATTTTTTTCATTTTATCGTTTAAAGTATCATATATTTGAGAATATAAATAATGATATGCCGCGATTGCTTGTGGAGATTTTGCTAATGAAACAACACCTGGAATTATAAATTTTGTGCCTAAGAAAGTTAAAACTTCTACAGCTACTCCAAGAACTACCATCTATAATATTATATATAAAATTAATTTATTAAAATATATATAAAATTATTTTTAATATATAATAAATATAATATGACCGAATTTCTGACAATTTTTTTAAAAAATTTAGGTTGTTCCCATTGTCAAGAATATGAATTTCAAGAAAATTATAATAAAGAACATATGAAATCTTGGAAATTATATTTAAAAAAATATGAAATGTATTCCGCCATGTTATTATATAATGATAATTTAAAAAAAGATATTTCTTATATTATTAAAAAAAATGAATGTATTTATTTATTAAAAGATGATGAAATTTTTATAAAATTAGAATTTATTTCAAAAAGTGATGATAATAATTATTCAATATTAGTTCCAACCGATGATTATCAAGACTTATATGAAAAAATTGAACAAATGGATAAAACATATGACAAAAATTTAGATGCACATTTAATTGGAATCTATCATATTAAAAAATAAAATATTACTCTAGGAATTCTTTTACACCTTTCCACAGAATGCTATAAACTTAATAATATTTTATTAATAATAAATTATATTGTTTTATAATACAATAATATAATAAAATAAGATAATATATTTATTAAATATAAAAATATTTATTTAAAATATTAATATTAATTATTTTTATCGTAAAAAATCTTGTTAATTTATTATATTAAAAGTTTCTAGCATTGTGTGCAAAGGTGTAAAATTCTAACTTTTTAACAATAAAAACTATAATATTAATAAAATTTTAAAATATATTAATAAGTTGTTTATAAATTGAGACTCTCTAAATTATTAATAAAATAAAAAATAATTTTTTTATAAAATACAATAAAAAAATACATATTATTTTATATCTTTATTTTATATCACTAAATTTATAAAATAATATTATTATTTTATTGATATATTTATTGATATTCAAATATGAAATAGCTTATAAATATAAATTATAAAAATAAATAAAAACTTTTATTTAATAAAATATTATATTTAAATTTTGATTAAAATGATGAAATATAAATAAATAAAAAATGTACATAAAACATTTCTTTATAAAATAAAACTGTTATTTTTCATTGTTTTTTATAAAATAATAATATTATTTTATTGATATAATTATTGATAAAATATATGATAATTTCTATAATCCATTATATGTAGAATTATTTAATTTATTGTATATACCATTATACAATTCTATATTTCAAAAGTATGTGGGTTATGAAAATAATATTATTTATAATAATAATCCTATATGTACTAAAATAAGATTAAATAAAAATTCAGAAATATATAAATTATATATAACTTAAGAATCAATTATTCAATCAATTATATGTACAAATATTTAAAAATTTATAAAAAAAAATCTATAAATTAATACTTAATTTTTATGCTTAAAATAACAAGATTAAATATATATAGAATCTCAGAATACATTTTTATTATAAGTAAAATTAAAAAATATATTTATTTAATTTTAAGTAAAATTAAAAAAATATGATTTATTATATTTACTTAAAAAAATATATAGAAATATATAATATATAATATATCTATGACACACTTATTAAACGAGTTACAAAATCCCGAAAATTTAGAATCTATTCATGAAATTCAATTTAGTCTTTTTAGCCATCAAGATATTAAAAGAGGTTCTGTAACAGATATATTAACACCAGATACTTATGTTTCAAATATTCCTAAAAATAATGGTTTATTTGATCATAATATGGGTTCTATTGATTCTTCTATTATATGTCCAATTGATCAAAAAAGAGCAGAATTATGTCCCGGATATTTTGGTAAAATTGATCTTGCATTACCTGTATTTAATATTCATTTTATAACATATGTTGAGAAAATTTTAAAATGTGTATGTTTTAGATGTTCCAATTTATTATTAGATAAGAGTGATCCATCTGTTCTAAAAGAATTAGAAGGAAAAAAAGGTTATAATAGATTTGTAACATGTACTACACTTTGTGCTAAAAATAAAAAATGTTTATATAATAATGGTTGTTATGTATTACAACCAGCAAAATATGTAAGATTAAATGGTGCAGCTAGTATTAAAGATAAAAATAATATTATTCAAATTTATGCAGAATTTTCACAAAATGCATTAAAAGATAATAAAGTTCTTAAACAGCAAAATCTTACTCCATTAATATGTTATCAAATTTTAAAGAAAATAAAAGATGAAGATGTAGATTTTCTTGGATTTTCACATATATTTAGTAGACCAGAATGGATGATCATTACAAATTTAGCAGTTCCACCTCCATCTGTTAGACCATCTGTAAGACAATCTGATAATCAACGTTCAGAAGACGATTTAACATATGCTTTAACGAATATTGTTAAATCAAATAAATTATTAAAACAAGTATTAGAAAATAATAGTAATAATAATAAGAAAGTAGATGATTATCAAGGATATTTACAATATTTAGTTTCTACATATATGGACAATGAAATTCCAGGTGTTCCTCAAAATGCACAGCGTTCATCATTCCGTGCATTAAAAGCAATTACACAACGATTAAAAGGTAAAGAAGGTCGGTTAAGAGGAAATATTATGGGTAAACGTGTTGATTATTCAGCACGAACAGTTATTTCTGTTGATCCAAATATTAATATTGATGAATATGGTGTTCCTCAAAAAATTGCGATGAATTTAACATTTCCAGAAATTATTACTAGATATAATCTTAAGAAAATGCAGGATATCGTTAAAAATGGACCCAAAAATTATCCAGGTGCAAAAACAGTTACAAAAAATATTGATGGACAACAAAGAAATATATCTTTAAAACATGTGGATGTACAACAAATAGCAGATAATTTAGAAATAGGTGATATTGTTCATCGTCATTTAATAGATGGAGATATTTGTTTATTTAACAGACAACCTACTTTACATAAAATGAGTATGATGACACATAAAATCAAGATTTTACCATATAGTACTTTTAGATTAAATGTTACTGTATGTAAACCATATAATGCAGATTTCGATAAACTCGCTGTCGAAAACAGGGGAGCTTAAAAGGCTGAAATCCCCTAGTTATTGATAATTAATGAATATAAATTATCAATGGCGAAATTCCTTGATGCGGGAAGTTCCTAAAGCTTTATCTACCACTTTTTATTGGAAACTTTAAAAAGGAACTCGGTTAATAGCCGAACCCAATGGTAATAATGATAAAGATAAATGGATAATCCGCAGTGTTACTGGCTAAAGTCGTTATGACAAGACTATGTCAGGCATTCAGAGACTGAACGGGAATTGGTCAACAATGATAGGTTAGTCACCTTAAGTTGGCTTAAGATACAGTCCACCCTTTTTGGAAACATTAAGGATTCATCGGGCGATGAAATGAACATGCATATTCCAAGATCCTTACAAACAGCAGTAGAATTAGAACAAATTTGTTTAGTACCTAAAAATATTATTTCACCTGGTACAAGTACTCCATGTATTGAAATTACACAAGACACACTTTTAGGAGCATATTTATTGACACAAAAAGATATTAAATTACGAAGAGATCAGATGAATAATTATATGATGTTTACTAAAAAATATGATGGTATTTTACCGGAACCAGAAAGTTATAATGGTAATGTTCCATATTGGTCGGGAAAACAATTGTATTCATTAATATTACCTGATATTACAATTAATCAGATAAAAACGATTGAAATTATTAGAGGTAATATTACAAAAGGATATTTAAATGGTGATTCTCTTGGATCAGGTAGTGCCGGTTTAATTAAACAAATATACAATGCATATGGCATGGATACATGTAATGACTTTTTAAATGATACTCAAAAATTAATTACACGATGGATGGTAGATAATAGTTTTACTATTGGTTTTGGTGATTCAACTGTTAATAAAGAACAAAGAAAAAGAATTAAGGAAATTACGAATAAATATTTGGAAGAATCTTTTGATTTAATAAAACAGGCACAACATGGTGTTTTTGCCAATGATTTAGACGATGCATATAAAGGTTCAAATTTAGAATTTCAATTAATGAAAATATTATCTAATTTATCGGAAAAAGTAAAAGAAGATATTTTACAAAATATTGATAAAAACAATAATTTTTATCAAGCCGGTGATAAAGGATCAGGAGCAAAAGGTAAAACAACAAATATTCAGCAAATTATGGGTTGTGTTGGACAACAAGATATTTGGGGAAGTCGTATTGAAGAAGGTTTTACACAAAGAACATTACCACATTTTACAAGAAATGATGTTGGACCAGATGCAAAAGGATTTTGTAGAAATAGTTTTATAGAAGGTTTATCACCATCTGAAATGTTTTTCCATGCAATGGGAGGACGAACAGGTACTATTGATACAGCTATTAAATCTGTTACAGGAGATACACCAATTATTATTATAGAAGAAGGAGTTTTAAAACATGTTAATATTGGTGATTGGATTGATATGTTATTAAAAGATTCTAAAGAAATTCAATCAGATATTAGTGATGGAGAACACCGTGAAATGTTAAAAATAAATCATGATACATACATACCAACAACATCCTTAGATGGTAAAATAGAATGGGGACAAATTACGCATATTACGCGACATAATCCTTCAGCTATTATGTATGAAATTAAAACAACTGGAGGAAGACATGTAACTGTTACTGACTCTCATTCTTTGTTAATATGGAATGAAGAAACAGAACAATTAGAAAGAAAATCCGCTTCTAATGTTTTTATTGGAGTTTGTGTTCCTGTTACTAGGCGATTATGTTCTATGGATGGAATAGAAGTACCATTATGTAATTTTAAAGAACCATTTAAAACTATAAAAGAACGTGATTTAGGAATATTAAATGCAAATATGCACGGATATTATGTTGAAATTGATAAAATAAATAATCTAAAATTAAATCCGACTCATCCTGGTTTTGATGAACACAATGATATTGTTCTTGAGTGTATTATTGAAATAAATAAAGTAGATATTACCAAATATTCCAAAGTATATGATTTAACGGTGCCGTCAACATTGAATTTTGGACTGGCAAATGGTTTACATGTTGTTGATACCGCAGATTCTGGTTATCTTTCTCGTAAATTTATTAAAGCTACTGAAGATTTAATTGTAAACTATGATTTTACTGTTAGAAATGCATCTAATCATATTGTTCAATTTGGTTATGGAGATGATAATTTTGATCCAATTAAACTTGAGAAAGTAACAAGAATTGAATTAATAGAATTTGATAATAAAAAGATGGAAGAAGTGTATAAACATGATAGTTTAGATGATCCATTTTATTTTGAAAATTTTATGACAAAAGAAGCAATGGAAAAGATGATGGATGACCCCAATTATAAGAATATTTTAAATGACGAATATGAAGAAATATTACAATACCAAAAAGATTTAAGATATAAATATTTTAATAATACTGAAGCTATTGGAGATATTAATACATATATTCCCATCAATCTTTACAGAGTTATTCCATCACAATTGATTAAATTTAATGTTCAATCGTTTGATCTATCAGATTTAACACCTCAATATGTTATTGATACATACAATGAAGCTTTAAAAAATATCATTAAATATTTACCTGAAAAAGAAGGAAATTGGAAATTATTTAAAATAATTTTTAAATCCTTTTTATCTACGAAAAAAGTTATTAAAGAATATCGCATGAATAAAGGTGTTTATGATAGTATTATTCTTATTATTAAAGAAAAGATGATGGGAGCCTTAATTAACCCCGGTGAATTAGTAGGTATTATTGGTGCACAAACATTAGGAGAAATTTCTACTCAATTAACTTTGAATTCCGTAACATATGAAACAGATATTATTGTGAGAGACTCTAATAAACGTATTGAAAAAATACAAATTGGAGAATTTATTGAAAGAGAAATTAAACGTTCTCAAAAAATAGATTATATGCAAGACAAAGATACAACATATGCAGAATGTCTTGATTATTTTGAAATTCCATCATGCAATGAAGAAGGAGAAGTTTTATGGACACGTATTGAAGCAGTTACAAAACATCCAGTTATTAATAAAGATGGTAGTAATACTATGTTAAAGGTTACTACAGAAGATGAAAGAGAAGTGATAGCAACAAAGGCAAAATCATTTTTGAAATTAATAAATGGAAAAATTGTTGGATGTAATGGTGAAGATCTAAAAGTAGGTGATTATTTACCGGTTAGTACTAAACAAATTGACTTTGAAGAAACTTATACATTAGATATGCGAACTATATTACCAATGAATGAATATGTTTATGGTAGTGAATTAGAGAAGGCAAAAGCAGTGATGCATGAATATCATTGGTGGGTGAAACATGCAAATAAAACATTTACTTTACCTCATAAAAGAAGTGATACTGTTGTACAATTAATAAGTGATAGAGTCAGAAAAGGACGTAAAACAAAAAGTACCATAAAAAATGGAAATGTTTATATGTTATTATCTAATAACTGTGATTATGAAATACCAGAAATCGTCGAATTAGATTATAATTTTGGATATTTGATAGGTGCTTATTGTGCAGAAGGATGTATGTCTTTACATCAAATATCATTATCCAATAATGATAGTGCATATTTTGGACCTATAGAAGAATTATGTAAAAAATGGAATATAACAACGAAGATTTATAGAAATGAAAATAAAGAAAAAGATGGATGGACAAGTCAAGATATTAGAATATATAGTACATTGTTATGTAGAATTCTAGATAATCTTTGTGGAAAATTAAGTCATAATAAATTCATTTCAGATAAGATTATATTCTCGAATAAAACATGTTTAAGAGGATTTTTAGATGCATATATTGGAGGAGATGGATGTATAAATGCACATAGTAAAAATATAATGATTGGGTCTACATCAAAATTGATGTTAATAGATGTACAACAAATTTTGAATATTTTTGGTGTTTATAGTCGTATTTATAAACCACCTAAACAAGAAAGTAATAATAGAGGTAGCCAAGATATTAAACAAATGTATCATTTATATGTAGATGGGAAAGAAGCATTTAAATTAGCAGGATTATTAGAAATGAAGATTGAATATAAGAAAGAAGCAGTAATTGCAATATTAAAACATAATCATAATTTTGAATATGCTAAAAAATATGAAAAAATTCTTAATGAAGTGGATGGAGAAATTATTTACGAAGACAGAAATGGAAGATATACTGACATTTTATTTGATAAAATTAAAAGTATTGAAGAAGTTAGCAATACAACAAATTATGCATATGATTTAACAGTTGAAAAAACACGTAACTTCAACTTATACAATGTACTTTGCGTTCGGGATACATTTCACTTGGCGGGTGTAGGTGCTGGTTCTTTAGTCATTACACAAGGAATTCCTCGTTTAAGAGAACTCATAAATGTCAGTAAAAATCCAAAGGAAAAGAATATGATTATTTATATGAAAGATGAATATTCAACAAATAAAGATAATGCAAGGAAAGTACAATCAAGATTTGGATATACTCAATTAAAAGATATTCTTGCAAAAAGTGAAATATTGTATGATAATAAATATGGTAATACAGATAGTAATGAAGACCGTGAATTTATTAAGAGTTATAAAGAATTTACAGAATTATTTGAAATAGATAATATTGATGAATCATGTTTATCGCCATGGATATTACGTCTTACATTTGATAAAGAAGGTTTAATGAATCGGAAAATAACTGTTATTGAAATACAAGAAACGATTAAAGAAAATTTTCATAATGATCAAGAAATTGACTGTATATACAGTGATGATAGTGTAAATGATGTTATAATGAGAATACGGATTAAACAAGATAGCAAAGGTAGTTTTCTTGATTTTATGAAAGATTTTGAGAAACAACTTATATCATTACCATTAAGAGGTATAATGAATATTAAACAGGTTGAATTAACAGAAACAAATATTCTTAAATATAATTATGATGGATCTATACAACCATCTAAAGAATGGATTTTAAAAACAAGTGGAAGTAATTTAGTAGACATATTAAGTGATGATGCGGTTGATAATACACGAACAATTACAAATGATATTATAGAATTCCATGAAATATTTGGTATAGAAGCAACGCGAGAACTATTATATCGTGAATTATTTAAAGTGTATGCAGAGAAAAATCCAAATCCAAGACATATTCAAATGTTATCTGACATAATGACGTATAGAGGTAAATTGATGCAAATTGATAGACATGGATTAAATAAGAATTCTGAGATTGGACCTATTGCAAAAGCATCTTTTGAAGAAGTTATGAATATATTTACAAAAGCGGCACTTTTTGCAGAAAAAGATAATATGAAAGGTGTTTCGGCAAATATTTTAGCAGGACAGTTTTGTAAATCGGGTACTAATTCATTTGAAATATTAATTGATGAAGATAAATTACTAGAAAAGATTGATATACCTGATTATATGGATAATCAAGATTTAGATGTAAATGAAAAAGATATTGATAAAGTATTTTCATCTGTATATAATTCATATGAACAAACGCAAGATGTGGAAGATAAAGATTTTACATTTGGTTTTGGTATAGAACAAACAAAAGAATATGAATTAGGTGATCTGAATACATCAAATATTATTATAAGTTCTAAAGAAAAAGAAAGTAGTGAAAATAAATTTGATGACATTGATATTAATACGGAAATAAAATATAACAATAATGATAAATTGGATATTAATTTTGAAAAAATTAATATTGAAGAACCGCATTATGAAGAAGAACCTGTAAAAATAGTAGAAGATAAACCTAAAAAAATAAAAATTAAGAAAGAAAAAAAAGTTAAAATTGTTAAGAAAAAAAGTGATATAGAAAATGATAAGTAGATTTAACAAATACAAATAAATGGCATACTCTTTCAAAATTCATTCATAATAAATATTTTTATATCAAAATATTTAACTAATTTCCTTTGCACTAATTATATTTGGGTATATTCCTAATATTGGAACTCGAAAACCATAACCATTAACCTGATATTGTTTACCATCTTTTAATGAACTATATAATTCTGGTCCTGTAAAAAAAAGTTGAAATATTGAATTTTGTATAATATATACATTGCCATTTGAATCATTTACTAGATTTAATCCATATTTACCTGATTTATAATAATCTGAATTATTAATTGTTATCATTTTTTGAAATCTTGTAAAATAATTAAAATATATCATAAATAAAATATATATTACAAATAAAATTACTAGAATACATATTGTTATATATTCTACTCTATTAAATATTTTAGCATAATTTGCATTTCTCTTCATATATATTAATTTAGATAAAAATTATATAATAAATATAAATTAATTAAATTTATATTTATTATAATGAGGAAACCTTAGGTTTAATAATGGAGCTGTAGAATATATATTTATTACCTAAAATTAATAAAAAAATAATTAATATTAAATTTAAAAATATATATTTTTTTATCATTTATTGATTATGAATTTAAAATAAATTTTTATTTATAATAAAATATTAATTATAATAAAATATTAAAAATATACTAAAATTATTATTGATCTTAGTACTGATGAATATGAAATATTTAATAAATATTATATTATTATTGGGTACAAATTTTAAATTTTATTGATAGTGCCTAAACACCTTATATTCTCAAAAACACATATGCGTTTAAATTTAAAAATTAAAATAGTAAGAAAAAAATAATTTTATTTATAATTTTATATAAAAATAAAATTATAAAAATTATATATTCTACTACTCTAGAATTTAAAGATATAAAAATAAATAATTATAATCAATGCTAGAAACTTTAATATAATAAATTAACAAGATTTTTTTAAAAATAAATTTTTTTAATCATATTTTTACGATAAAAATAACTAATATTAATATTTATTTAAAATATTTTAAATAAATATTTT